GTTGCTTGCGCCGCCAAATCGGCTGATCTATCCCGGCTTTCTATCAAATGACTATGCATAGCCGCTAGCGTATCTTCATTGCGCTCAATGTAAGGCACGTCGTCTGCAATGTCGCCCTGCTCGCTGCCTTTGTTGCGCCAATTGACATACGCCCTAGACATTTCCATCAGCATCTGCGCATCCCAGCTAGAAAGCCATGATCCTGTTAGCCGGATGTAGCTCTCGATCTCTTGCCAGCTAGTCGGGCTGATTGACATACCCCCCTGCCCAACTAGCCCTAACTCTTGCACTGCGCTTGCCAGGTACTCCAGCCCCCTGATCTCAGGGGTGCAAGTGTAGGGATGCCCTTCGCCGTACTGCTCGTAACGATTGCGCTTGTCCTCTTTGCGCGCCCGCTGTGGTACTGAGTGCATCCATCCAATCTGTCCAGCCCAGAGCTTTAATCTGTCTCGGCCAGCTGAATAAAATTTTCCTGATTCAGCACCCAGCGCAAAGATTGCACACGGATGTCTTTGTACTTGAAAAACATATCAATCAGCGCGGCTTCGTCAGCGTCTTGATAGCCGGGAATGTTCTCGGTTTCCAGCGTCATCCGCGCAAACAGGTTTGCATCTTCGCGGGCAATTTCTTTTGCCGTGCGTGTGTCTTTCTTGCCGCTACCCTTCATTGCTTTGCGCTGGAATGCTGTCCATGTGCCGGAGTCTGGGCCTTTGAGCTTGATGCGTAGGGGTTTGTCTGTGCCTTTTCCGGCATACGCCAAATCGCCATCAGTGCCGGGCTTGGCTAGATGCAACCACGAGCCGGTTTCAGATGCTGATTCGGTGTCAAACATTTGTAGAATATTGGATTCGTCTTTTGCGAGTTTCATATCTCATGCCTTGCGATAAGCATCCGGGATTTAGGTTGACGGGCAGGCGGTGGATGAAGCCGCTTTTTGGTTGCCCTAGCCCGTCAAAACTGGTTAAAACTTAAGACGCTGCAACGCGCACAATAACCGTGTTGATTTCTAGGTTTGCGGTTGATCCTACCATGCTGTTGGCGGAACCTGGGGCCTTGGTGTAGCTGAAGATTCGGGCGCTGTAAAAGTCAACAGAGCCGTCTTGATACTCAATCTTTACAGCGTGCTGCTGGTTTTTGGTTGAGCCTTCAGTGCCATCTTTGAGGACCGTCTGGCCAGCGTCTTCGGAGTCGAAGTTAAGGCCAACTGACTGACTGCCGTTGTTGATAAAGCCTTTAAACTTCTCAGTCACGCCAGTAGCAAGAGGGTTTGATTCTACGACCTGAACGGTTGGGCCATATTCGGGCAGGTCAATAACTCCGCCAACAAGGACAAAAGTCATTGCATCGTAACCGGCTTCGTCAAAGGTTGCGGGGTCACCCGCTACTATAGAAAAGATCGTGCCTGTACTGGTGATTTGCGGCATTGCTGTGCTCCAAATTTGGATAATTCGTCATCACGACGGGCAGTCCTAGAAACTGCTGAGGGTAGTATAGCACATGCGCGGGCGAGGAAAATAGCGTAGCTCTAGACGCAAAAAACCCCACATAAGCAGGGCAGATAAAACAGGGCGTCATCACGACGAGCCAAGCAAGCATTCTAACCTGTATATGGAATGGTGACAATAACCGCCAGTCGATCATCCTCAGGCTGTATCTCAAAGCTGTACGGATTGCGCTGCACTCGAACCAGTCCTGTGATTGTCGCGTTCTTCAAGAATGCCGCCTTGACCTCATCCGCTGCCCTGCTGGTTACGATATAAGCGCCGGGTCCGGGCCTGTTAAACACGGACACCTGAAACAAACCCTGAGGTACTGTTTCGTCTGTTGGGGCTAAGCCATTGTCTATGCCGGTGTTAGGCATGACCATAAGCTCTAGCCACACTCCTGAGTTTGGCGGCGTAAATTCTTGGCCGGGATAGGAAATGGGATAGCCGAGAGATTCAGCCGCAAGCTTTGTGAACAGGGCTTGTGCTATTGCTGTATTAGTTGGTGTTGGCATGATTTATTCCCGCATCTTCAAAGTAAGAAAAATGTTATGCGTTCCATCGGCACAAGGCCAAATTTCATAACCAAGAACCCCCGGCAATTCTTCACCGTTTGGCGCATAAACTTTTGCAAATATTCCAGCTGAGCAGTCCGCTAGAACAAGTTTATAGCTTTTAGATTGAGCCAAAGCTATGCGCTGCTTTTTTGCGCTCCCTTGTCGGATTTTATTAACAATCTTTGCAAACAGGGATTGCGATGCTGTGTTAGTTGTGCTCATGGTTCCCCCGGCGAATCCGCTTCATTATCCGATCAATCCCGCTGCAAACTTTCTTTGCCGGGAAATTTTCTACCCTGTAAGCGCCTTCAATTCCTTCAAAGTTTTCAAGGTTGCTGACCTCTACTGTAAACTGTGCCTGTACGATGCAATCTGGAAGCATCTCTATGTTTATTCTGGTCACGCCTTTAATCTCGTGGCCAGATTCGGTAAAAACCTTTGTGCCCCATGATGATTTTGGACCCTTGCCCTCTGGCAAAACCACTTTGATAGTCATCCGCCTACCCTCGCTCTAACTTTTTGCGCCGATTTATCGACGATCTGCTGCCAGTTTTGTGCTGCTGATCTTAAAAAGCTGTAACGCACCTCCATGTATATTGCGTAATTTGCAGCCCATCCGAATACAACCTGGTCGCCAATCTTGGCCCGGTTTATCACAATGCTAATTGGCCCGGCAGCGTACGCTGAACTTCCGTTGCCGCTCGGTATCTTGTTCACGTCTGCGGAAAAGCTGTTTCGAAGAAAGCCGGTGTCTACGGGCAACTTACCCCCCTTGGCTCTAGGCGTCTGCACCTCGCGGGCTATGTCCTGTGCGGCTGTCTTAAAGACGGCATCTAACCTAGCCTGCGTCTTTGCTGCCCACTCGCTTACTGTTACGTTAGCCAAACCCTTCCACCTTAGCGACACGCGCCCCAAAATCAATTTCAACAACCTGAATACACCGGCACTGGATAGTTTCAGCAGCCGGCCCGCTTGGATCACCTGGATACATCAATGCAGACCCGCCCACACTGAACGGCTGATCAAACGCCCGCTTTTGCCCATCTGCTATTGCGTGTGTTGGGCGCGTACGTGCATCGCCGCTGGAGTCCCATTCCTTAGTCGTCTCACCTTCGCCCACTTCGCCGGTATCAATGGCCTGAGCAATGGATTCAACCTGCCCGGCCCGTAGCGCGTTGATTGACTCCGTGCGCGATATGACCTCGCCACGATACCGCAGAGTACGGTTCTGCATCTGAGTAATGGCGGCGTCAATCTGTGCGCTACGCATCGGATTACCGTCACGCACAGCCTTTTTAAAAGGCGCATCGAAGCGTTTATCACGCAAAGCCCGTGTTAAATAGTTTGGGTTGAGGTCTTGCATTTCCTGCCGCGCATTAACTGACCATTGCGCCTGTTTCTCGGTCATACCAATAAAACCGCCGGAACGCTTGCGGGTCTGCCTGTCTACGCGCCCGACTAAATCAAGTGCTGAGCTGCGAGGGTTAGCGCCTGCGGCTAGCGCATCCGTTAAGACAGAGCGTACCATTGCCTGTTGCTCTACAAAGACCTCAGTAATCATCCGGCTGGACATGCTAGAAATCCACGCTTCCGCACGAGGCAACCGAATATTAAACCTCGCCACAAGCGTGCCAGTCGCCACAGGTATCACGCCGACTTGAGCCGCACCGGTTATGCCGCCTGTTATGTATGACTGGCGTATAGCCTCTGTGACAGGTTGGAAAGTGGCATCATCAAGTTGCAGTAAGGTTATGACGCCCTCAATGTTGCCCACTTCTAGCAGTTTCACGATTTCCTGAATGGTCGCCTGGTCGCGGATAGATTGCACGGAGTCGCGGAAGGCACGCAACACGGCGCGCTCTTGTTCGGCTTGTATCTTTTTTAGGTCGGCCATTGCGGCATCCGGTTGGGGTTAATTGGGGGAGTATAGCAAAAAGTGCCCGCGTCTGCGGGTCTAGCTGTCTCGTAGCTTCTCCGTCCAGATCACCCACCTATTCGGTATTCCAAGGAGATGCGGTTGGCTCTGGCTGACAGTGTTATTAGCGCCACCTCTGCCTGGGCTGTTCGGTTACTTAACTTTAACGATTGTCGGCACTACGCTGCTTATGACCCTGCAATAACCCTCATCGGCAAAAGTCTCAGGATAGGGTAGGCCGGGATCAACGTATCCTGCTATAGTCCGTTGGTGCTCTTCACCGTTAATTATTACCGTCATGGTTGGGCCTTGTGGCTTTGCTGATGCGGGGTCCATATCAATTCCCATTCCGCGATTTATAGCAGCTCATATACCACTTGTCGCTAAAGTTCTGAGTCTCGCGCTTCTGGAACTCTTTGGTGGTATACCGTGGCGCTTCGTAAGCCTCAATCACCATGATCTCGTGTATTTTGGTGGACGCGCCCGCCATAACTGCCTGCATCGGTACGCCTGCCTGTCTGGCATTCATCATTGCTTCGGCTAAGTCGGCAACGCCTTTACATTGGTCTGCTGTGGCTGTGGCGGATAGGGCCATTAGGATAGATAGTGCTAGTGCTGTTAGTGTTTTCAT